TACCAGTAAATGTGAGGTTAGCAAGGTATGTGCCACTATTAACCTCGAACATTGTTGCAGTTTGAGTAGCAACTGTTGGATGGACTACACACTGACGTAATGATTGACCAATAATAGCAACGTCACGTTTCTGAATTTGAATCGGACATGCTTCCTGATATACACCAGGTGCAACAATAACGACACTACCATCACCATGTGTTGCATCAGCGTTGATTTGCGTGATAGCAGCTTTGATAGTTTGTTTAGGACTGCTAATACGATGGCCTTCGTTGCTGTCATTGCCATTGTTGGCATCAACATAGACAACTTTGTCGAGACTTGTGAAAGTACCACCAGACGTAATGCCTTCCCAGCTATCCCCATCCCAAATTGACAGAGTCTTATCTGCATCATTTTGCAACCAGGTTTTACCAGTTGCCCAGTCAGAACCACTAGGCGTGCCAGTCTGGACTAATGTGTCAAATCGACGTGCAGCAGCTGATGCAGTGAAGATGTTTGTATCTGCAGGTGAAGGAGATCCGGCATTCTGCTCTGCATAGGTAATGATGTCATCGTTTTTAATGCGATCAAAATCAACAGAATTAGAGCTTAGTCCAACTGTAATTGTGCCGTCACCATCATCAGTAATGGAAACACCATCAGAACCAGCAATGTCGTTTGTGATCGCAGTATCAATACGATCATCAATCGCAGCAGTCGTTGCGATGGTGTCATCATTATTCGGCCATGTTTCACTGCTTGTAATGGTTTCGGTTGCTTCATCTTGGAAGCGTGCGTCCATTGCAGCAGTAGTAGCGATTTGAGTGTCAGCACTGACCCAAGTCTCGTTTGACTTAATAGTTTCAGTATCAACATCCCAAGTATTTTCTTTGATTTCCTCTACAGCAAAGCGTGTTTGCGTAAAGTTATCGTTCAAATCTTCTGCTTTGATAGCAGATCCAGCAAAGAATGTAGCTTTTGCAGACGCTACATCAGTATCACGGTAAATACGGATAGCTACACCGCTTCCTGGTGCTGTGGTAAAGCTAAGAGTAGTTGCGTTGGCGAAAGTAAATGCAGTTGTAGCTGTTCCATCAAGGGTGACTTTGACTTCAGCTTCTTTAAGATATTCAAATGTAAAAGAATAGTTCGTTGTCGAACCATTACCTGTGTATGAGACAGAAGTGTTAGCCATTACGCTTTAGTATGTGTTTACTTGGAAAATTGTTTCATGTCTTCGAGAAGTTGCAAAGCCCGTTTATGTTGACCAGCTTGAGTCAATCGTTGAACTGCGTTTTGAACGTTGGCTTTTCTAAGGAGTTGATCAGAATTACTGACTTGAGCTGCAGACATTGTAATTGCATAACGCAACTTTTTATCCAAAGCACCATGTAAAAGACCAAACTTACCTGGTTTTACTTGCAACCCATTATTAACAGCTTCCATATATTCTTTTCTAAATTCTTTAGCTGTATAGGTATTCATAACTTCCTTAATGCCGTCAAGGAAGTAACCTTTTTCACCCATAATTCTCATGATTTCTGAACGTTCAGCAGGTGTGTATTTAACACCCCTACCATCAGTGCTGAGGATGGGTCGAGCATCATACTCAATTTCTTGCAAGAATTTTTTCTCGTCACTAATTTTGCCGTTCACTTTCCAAGGCATATAAGTATTCCAAACACGTGCTAAGAATGTATCAGGCATACCTACTTCACCGCCGTCAATCCAATCGTACTTTTTAGGTAGCTGTGTTTTAAGTACTGGCAAACGATTGCGTGCAATGTCAAGCATAGTTGTTTCAACTTCTCTTAGACCAGGATCCATATAACGACCAATTTCAGCCATCAAACTAGAACCAGGCAAAGTTGCACTCGTTATAAAACTACCACTCCAACGGTTGATAGCACCAACATCGCCTCTGATGACATCCAGGAAAGGCTCTACACCTGCAAGATAGGTTTTATCAGTAAACGAAGCTGCAAAGATAAAGCCCATTTTTCGGAACTGTTCACCAATATCATTAGGAGACAGAACATCAAAATTGTCACCAATATCTGCAACCAATGCTAACCAGTTGGTGATAGGACCAAGGTTGTCATAGCTAACCCATTCACCACCAGGAAGTCGAATAGAACGTGGTTTCCAACCAGTATCACGTCGTGTTGCTTGAACTTGCTTGTTGTAGTGACCATTACCAGTAATACGATCAGTCATAATAAGACCAATGGCACCTGAAACTGCTAAGGTTCCTAAAGCACTACGACCAAGGAAATCTCCACGAATTTCGTTGTACTTATGGTACATCGCTTCAGGAGTCATATCCTTCATGTCAATTTTACGTGCAAGCAGCAAACGCTCAATATCTTCGTCTGGAATTACACCTGGTTTCAGATCAAACGCCTTTAATTCTCTGTAAAACAAAGCGTGTGGACTATAAGTAGTCATCAACTTTAGGTCGTTCAATGGTGTTTTAGTGAACAACATGAACGGTTTCATGATTGGCGCTCTTTTAATTAAGTTAGACAGTGCATCATTTGCAGCATTGTCTAAGTTAAGAGCAATTTCACCTGCTGTGTACCTGACTGCTTCATCCTTAATAAGATCTGTTTCATCGAACATGTCTTTGTAGACCTTTTTATACAAGGCTTCAGCCGCCTCAGCATCAAAGGCTTTTGCACCATTATTAGTGAGTTTATCAAAAGCACGACCACGAGCTTCTGCATGAGCAATCATAGCTTGTGTAAAGCCATCCATAGCTTGCATAGCACGGTTACCAAAACGTAACCAAGGATGTTGCGCTAGATCGTTCATAGCTTTGATCTGTTGCACAGCAACCATCGGGCCGTCGAGACCCTGTTCTGCTCGTGCATTTGCTACAGCTTCTAGGATTTCAATTTGCTTTTCGTTCTTCGTAAAATAGTTTTCACGAGCCAAGCCGCCAACGTCTGCTTCAGTAGCACTTCGCTTGAAGACTTGATTCATGTATGTAAAAGAATCTTGCAGAACTTCTAAGTTCAAGCTGTACTGATACCAAGCACGGCGCAGCAATTGACCTTCACCATACCTAACACCGCCAATAAACGCACCGATAGGCTTTTCAATGAGACCTGCAACGTTACTGAAACCTGCCTTTAATGGAGTTGAAAATGCACTCAAAGTTGCGTTATAAACATTGGACCAAAACCCTTGCATAATAACAGAAGGTATTTCTGGAGTTCGGTCAATAAACGCTTTGCGAATAGTTCCAGTTGATGCTTTAAGGAATCTATTCAGTTTGGCAACAGTATCTACGTTACCGTCAGTAAACTCATACGCCATGAGCAGCGGCGCAATCATCTCTGGATTTTCTTCTTTGAGTTCACGCAAAGTAGCTGCGGTCAGACTTGCGTCATAACGAATGGCTTCAATAGCACGAAGAGTTTCATTGGTCTCTTCTTTGAGCAATCGTTGTACACGTTGACTATATTGCTTTGCATTTAGTTTTGTAGGATCTGCCGTGAGACGGTTCCACATATTAGTCATGTTCAGTGCACGACCACGAACATATGCGGAACGACCACGCATCGCCATCAAGTATTCAAGGCGATCAATGATCTGCTCTTCGACACGTTCAACAGCAGCAGAACCTTCTACAAGACGCAAACCTTGAGACATGTCAGAAACTTGTCCTGCCATTGAAGTAGCAAGATATGCTTCTGCTTTCATCTGATCCATGTCTACAAGATCATCCATATACTTTTTCATCAGCTTGCGAGCTGCTTCCATTCCAGTTGAACTTAGTGTAGTAACACCCAATTCTCCTGATTTTTCAGTCAACTCTTTTTCAAGCATTGCCTTCATCTCACGAATCGGCATCATGTGCACTTGTTCTGCTTGCAACTCACCATCTTCAGCAATTTGCTTTGCACTGTGGTAAGTACCAGCAGAATCTTTCATGCCAATCTTGACATCCTTTAGTTGATTCTTAAGTTCAACAAACTGTTTCGTTTGATCCTGTGTTAGGTCAAGTCCCTTTTTAATAAACGGATCAGTAGCAATACTTCCTACACGTCCATTGATACTGTCTACGTTATTACGTACACGGTAAGAGTCCATGGCAGCAAGGTTGATGTCACCGTCAACAGGGCGAATTCCCATTTCTTCTGGACCATAGAGGTCATGAACAAAGGGAATAGGATCTTTGAGAGCTTCTTCAGCAGAGCCTTTTATTTCGACACTCTTGTCAAAGTTGTACTTACCAGTCTCGTCCATAGCATCGAGACGGGCTGCAGTAGCAAAGTTTACAGCATCTTCTGGATCACTAGGTGTTTGATACTTTTTAAGAACAGCACCACCCTTTTCACTTTCAGGGATGTACTTAGACCCAAGTCCAAAGTATTTACCAGCAAGTTTGATGCCACCTAAAAGGACATCAGTACCGATACCTAGGTAAGTACCTTCAACAACATTCTTAGTACGTTTTAGATCAGGGGTATCGCTATCAAGTGTTGCTAGGTCTTCTGGAATCCAGCCATAAAAACGAGGCCAGTTCTTTTTCAATACACCAGCAATGTTGTCGTCTTTTTGGTTGATTTCTACAGTGTAGTCAACAAATGCACCAGCACCTGCTGAAAGACCGATATTTCCTAATCTAGCAACCATAGGGTCCGCTAGAAATTTAAGTTTAGACAGCTTGGCACCAGCACCGGCAATGCCGACACCAGAAGCAGCTAGACCAACTGTTGGTAGTACAACTGATCCCATTTCACGGACCGTTTGTGCTACTTCATTTTCAAACTCAGGAATCTTAGGCAGATCAACACCTGGAACCAAGTTGAAGGTGTCAACTACAAAGTCAACAGCACCAGTTGGCAGTGCAAGCAACGCTTCTGCTGCTATTTGACCTGCTTCAGGATCAATCTCATCTTCTTGAAAATTAGGAGTAAGTCCGTAAAAACTATTGTCTTCTTCCTCTGTTTCTTCAGGTTGTACGGGTGGTTCAGGCTGTACGGGTTCTACCGGTTCTACCGGTTGTGGTGAAGGCTCCACCGCCGCAGGAGCCGTAGCTTGCGGTTTGGGAGCCCTCTGTGTTGGTTGCTCTTGTTGAGTTTGTCTGAGTCGTTCTTCTTGTTCTTGAAGTTCTTTTTCAAGTTGCAAGCGACTCTCTTCACTCATTTCAGGCGCACCTGAGAACAAATCATTCATTAGGCTTGAATCCAATTAGAGAGTTACAATAAGCTGACCATTCAGCTTCTTTGTCTTTTGGAAGGTTAGGGTCAGGAGCAACATCTAATGCCACTCCATAGGCATGTGCACTGCCTGTATCCTTTCGACGCAGGTAATCAGTAACACGACACCTTTCATCCTTGTCAAATATCTGCTTTGCTTTCAGTGCATCAGCTACAGTTTCGAACTCGTAGTGGTTATGATAGTTCGCTCCGCCGTGACCACGAGGGCCATCACTGGGGTCATATACAATCCTACCATTAGACTTACCTGCAATAGCAGGATCACCACTTACGTATTGCACGATAGGAAGACGAACTGGAGCTTTATCAGCAGAACGTGTCAGTGCAACGTTTGCTCGTCCAACTCGTTCGTATGTCCTATAACGACTACGTTCTGGTTGAAAACCTGCAGGTGCAAAGACATCTAACATGCCTTTAGAAAGAGCATCGATTTTTTTTGTAAGAGATTCGTCACCTAAATGAGGTGCAAGTCCTTGCAAAACTGCAAAAGGAAGAACTCCTTCTTTAGTAGCAATGTAGCGGATGATTGCTGGTGTTTGATAATTAGGAGTTAAAGCATTATCAATTGACTTAGAAATAAGATCAGCATCTAACATGGGTGCAATTTCCTTTAGTTTTTCACCTCTACTAATACGCTTGACAAGGACTCTGTTGATTGGTACAAGTTGTTTGTCTGTTTCTCTACGAACACTTTCATCGTAACCAAACTCCCCTTCAAGATCTGACAAGCTTGTATACATGCCCATCTCGTCAATTTTTCCAGGACCTTGCTCTTTCTGCAGTTCAGTCATTGTTTCGCTAAACGCTTGCTTTCTAAGAGCTGTAGGATCTGCATCTGGATTTGCTGCTTCGTATTCAAGCAAAAGTTTTTTATATTGAGAAACAAAATTCTCTTGCATCCGTTGGACATTGAAGGCATTTCGACCAAATTTTAATCCTTGTTGAACTAACATTGGTTCTTTTACAAGAGATTTAATCCTTTCTATATGTTGCGAAACAAGGGGGTCTTGCATCAAACCTTCAACACGTTGTGCCTTGCTGACTGCATCAGTGTAATCTGTTGGTGTTGCATACACACCTTCGTTTACTCTTTCTACAGTAAGTTGACCTGAACGGAAGAGATAATCGTTGTAATTGCTTGTAGCTCTTGCACTTTGTGCGTGGTTAGTGAGACGTTTGTATGAAGCCAGTAATGGGCTTGTCATCCCAGCATATTCGGGATTAAGCATGACTTCATCTTCAAGTTGTTGGTATTCTAGCTGTGTAAAGCCGTTCTCATCGGTAGACAGTTCTTCAAACTTCTGTCGAACAAAATCATCTAGTTGATTCTGTCTTTCTTTGTCTTCAAGAGCAACTTGGTTTACACGGTTTTTTCTAGCAGCATCGAGAGCTTTATCAATGATAGCAAAGTCTTCAGTTCCAAAAAAGGCTTGTCTATAAGTTTGACCATTGGAACCTGTACCTGGCATGTCAAGATACTCATCTATAAGTTCTGGATCCATGCCAAAAATACCGCCAGGTCTGCTTGCTTCTTGATTTATCCATTCAGCAAAATGCACTCGTTGTACTCTTGAAGGATTTAGTCCTAAGACATCCCTCAGACCAGGAAGACCATCAGTAGCAAACTTAACAGAAAAACTACGGAATCTATCGTTTTTGAGTTCTGCCTGTTGACGAGTCCTATTGATTTTAAGAAGCTGACCTTTATACTGATTATTAACAGTGTTGAGTGCAGTATAGACACCAGCACCTTGTAATACTTCAGGACGTACTAGACTATCAAGATAGGTAGCTTCTAAAAACTGACGTCGAGCATTAGTTAAAAACGCATCAACGTCTTCAATAGGCTCTCCTTGCAATTCAAGCAGTTTTTGTTCAAGGAAGTCAGGGTAACCATTCGCAGTGTTTTGAAGGAGCTGTTTATGTTCAAACCACCTTTTAGTGTTGCGGTTTTGATAAATCTTGTAAAAACCATCCTTCAGGTCATCGCTAGCGTCAGGACCAATAATTTTTTGAAAGATTGCTTGAGCTGCAAGCTCTTCTTTAGTAAGGTTATCGTCAAGTTTTTGAAAAGCAAGCATGTCTTTATACGTAGCTCCAGTCCGTGCAAACACGTCCATGGCTGCAAGACGCTTACTCTTTTCTTGTCTATCTAGTTCCTGTCCAATCAGGCTAGCTGCAGTCTTAGAAAGAGAAGTAATAGCTGCAACGTCTCTTAGACGTACAGCACTTTCTCTTTGAAGATTCTGAATACGATTCTGATAGTCACGCTCAAGAAATCTTTTGTAAGATGCTCGCTCTTCGTTTTCTAATTTTTGATTAGTCTCACGGCTGAGTTCTTCTTGGTTTTGCACATACTTTTGTGTTTCCAAATAGACTCTTTCGTTTTGTCTACGAAAGTCCTCAGCACGAGACATGCCACTCAGTTGTCGCTGAGTTTCCTCTTTAATTTTGCGTGTTCCGTCAGGGACGTTGATTTCAAAATCACTAAAACTACCCTGCTTTGCGTATGATTTGTATTGAGCCATAAGGTTATTTTAAGTGAGTTAGCCTACTCCGAAAGCCTTTCCTAAACTGAAACTTGTCGGGCCTCCAGGAGTTGTGGTGATTCCTCCAGCAACAAAAGTAGCAGCTTTAATTGCTTGCCCAGCAATAGCAGCACCTATATTTTCTTTCATAGGAATAACTTTGGCACCTTCGGGACCTTGCCTCGGTTCGTAAACCTCTTGATACTCAGGACGTGGCAGTGCGATTGGTTTAGGCAGTGGGGGTACTTGTTCAGGTTTCAACATCAAAGTAGCTTCAGCTTGCATGTCAGCCTGCCTTCTTTGCATTGCAATCTGTTTACGGCTAAATTGATCTGCAGCAAGTAGATTATTTGAAGTCATTTCAATCGCAAATTGATCTATATCTAACTGCATTTTTTTCGACATAAGCTCAAGATCAATACCTCCAACATCTAACATCAAAGTATCAATCAAATCACTTTCTCTACGGTCGTATTCTGCAGTAATAGATTGAAGGACTTTAGCTTGACTACGACCAGCTTGACCCCGTGCACGAGCAGCACCAGCAGCCTTAAGCTCTTCTAGACCTGTATCCCGCATGGTTTTTTCTGCAGCTTTGACAGCTTTTTGTTTTTGCAACTGCAGGCCACGTGTAGCTGTAGCATATTGAAGATACGTTTGATCTTCATCTAATGCAAGGTCGATTTGCTGTTCTAGAAGATAACGATCTTGTTGTTGTAAGGCAAACTCTTCAGCTGTAGTGTTGAAGCTTGTTTGCTGTGTGTATTCAGAAAAACTTTGATCATAAGCACGAAGCTCTTGATTATATTCATAGGCACGAATACCCATTCCATAATCGTACTGTTGCTTAAGCTGTTTCTCTTGAAAAGAAATGTTGGCTTCAGTATTCCTTTTTTGGATTTCAAGAGATTCTTTGGAGTATTCGTAGCCCCGCTGGAGTTCCTCACCTTCAAATTTGTAAGCAGCATCGGCTGCTCTATTTTGCTCGTCTGCTTGCTTTTGGGCTTGCTTATTACGGCTGTGTGCACCACCAGTAACGACATCAGCAACAAAATCAAGGATTTGAAGCTCTTTACCAGATTCTGTTAGTTGTTTGTCAAGTATATTTTCTTTTGGATTAAACATCAAGCTCTCCTATAGAATCGTGGTGTATACTTTCCTTCCCACATCATAGAATTGATAGCAACTGGAAAAGGTGAGTTGTTGAACATTTTGACTGTAAAGTTTTCAGTACGTTGATGGATAGGTAATGTAAATACTGTTTGATTGCTTAGGGGTACGTCGTTGGCTAAATACAAGTCTGCATCCTGAATAGGCTGGGCATCAAACCATTCTTCTACTAAGAAAAGAATTTTAGCGTTATTAGCAGGTGCAGTGGTAAAGACAATAGTAGTGTCATTAGTAAAACTAAACCCTGTTTCATTTACACCATTTACAGAAACCTTGACATCAGACCTTTCATTGTAGTTAAGATCTTCTTTGTTGAATGTAAAAGTTGTTGTAGAACCATCGCCAGTGAACTCCACACTATATGGAAGTCTTCCTTTTTGCTTAAGTTTGAAGCTCATGATACCAGACAAACCAACGGAGAACTTCATCCTAGCAATAGTTAGATTAGCTGTAAAATCTGTAATTCTATTGTCAGGTCGGTAGTATGTACGAGGTAGCTCTACATCAAAATTATATTTAAATCCAACAATTACATCACCAGCAACATCTAGTGCATCTTCACCACTTCCAGTCAAGTTCTTATTGGGAACAATAAAGAAAGTTTCAGTCGCAGGAGAGTTAGGACCATTAGTATCTGAACCACGTTCAGGTGTGATAGTAAAACCAGACTCAACAAAAGTGCCACTACTTGTATTACCTTTGATGACTAACACAGGAGTCAAGCTTGAGACATCATTATATGGGATGTAGCATTTAGTCCTGTTGTTAGTAGAGTCAAACACGACAGCACTAGATGAGATGTTTTTGTAGAGATCAACAGAAGGGTTGACTTTCTCACCTTCACTGTTGACAATGATTGCTTGCTCAGGGCTTTGACTAAGCTCAGCTTTTAGCAAAGTGAATTGACTGCCTTGCTTTGTAACTGCATACATCTCGTCAGAATTGGTTGCAAGGAACTGTACGGTTCCAGGCATCAACCAACTGACCCACGCTTGCATCAAATTCTTTTCACCGTCGTTGTAGTAACGATACAAGAACACCTCATTCAAACTTTGACCACTCATAGCAATCAAAGAGTTTTGAGGACTAGAAATCAACAAATCAATGTCTGGTGAAATCCATTCCTTAACAACTTTAGAAATATCTAAGATCTGTGGGTTTTCCTGCTGACCACGTGTAACCATGCCAAACACACGTGAATAGCCTGGTGTCTTGGAGATAAAGTTAATTTGAGTACCAACTTCAACTGGCTCTATATTTTTATCCATCTCAAAATTAGAGATACTAACAATAGTAGCACTAGATGGAGTTAGGACACCAGTATCGGAGAATAAAATAAACTGCTGGTTTTCGGAAAACAGTACAACACCTTGTGGTGTAGGCAACACAAACTTCAAGCTTGTAGGCCTAATTGATGAGCAGCTGATGTCAACAGGATCATCATCTAGAATAGTCTGAGCAGTGGTGAAGAAAAAGTTGTAGAAATCACCAGACCTACTCATGGCAACATTCTCACCAGAAACAAACCCTAAACGGTTGTTGTGAAAGAACCCGCCAGTAATTTTACTACCAACAAAGCTTGGTTGTGGGTTGGTATCATCATCCCCGGCTACCCTATCAACATAATTGATTTCCCTAAATACAAAGGTATCAGTGGCTGTGTTGACAAGTTCATGTGGCATGGTCGAGTTATCAAGACCAAGAGACACTGTAGGATCTAGTGTTTCTTGCCAATAACCTTCCCCTGACACACCATCATCAGCTACAAACTTCACCCAGTAATCACTTTCGTTAGCACCAGTCAGGATAATCTTGAATATACGACCATGACTTGCTTGTACAGGGAGATCGTCAGGACTATCGACACTAAAGCCTACAGCAAGTAATCCTAGATTTGTGAGACCACCTTCTGCATGGACGTCCATGTCAATAGAATGCGTCAGCTCTAGTTCATTAGCAACCCTTCTAACTGTAATACTTGCATGGTCACCTGTTAAAGCTTCAATATCAGTTTTGATAGCGTTAAGAACAGTGCTGGCAGTGTCGGTAGAAGTTGCAGTATGGGTTACAGTCTGCTTAGTGCTGTTGATAGTAATGTCAACTGTATAGACGTTGCCAGAGACAACAGCTTCAGTCATCAAAATAGAAACTGTACGGGCAGGCGTATAGTTTGAATTTGTCACTGCACTATCAGCACTAACGTTATCTTTGCTGTTGATAACGATAGTAGTGTCTTGTACTGTGATTAGTTTGTAGTCGTTTTTAGTCCCGTCTAGGTAACCAGTTCCATCTGGAAAAGTAACAGTACAAGCATTTCCAGTTACTGCATTCCAGATATCAATATCAGTACCTTTGATTACGCCAACGTATTCTTCATCATTATCACGTTTAATGTAGAACCATTTGCCGTCATCGTAAGTAGATCCAGTACCTAAATTTATTAAGTGTTCGAACCCAGGTCGCTTAGTAAGTCCATATGTAGCATCAGGAAATCCGTTATAACACTCACGGACCTGACCTGGGAGCATTTTATCATCTGATTGTTTGGATACGCCACCAAGGTAGCTACCGATCCGCTGTGTGACTGCTGGCATTTAACGATAAAGAGCTTGGTAAGGTTGATAACTCAGGTAACGATTGGTTTCTCCAGAATGACCGAAGTACGTATAATCACCTTGATTGCACTCATACTCCATAGCCATAGCGCGAGTGAATGCTTCTTTTTGCTGTAGAATTTGGTATTGATTAGTATCACCTACAATACGACTAGACGTGATAGACGCAGCTCGTGCAGTAATAAAATCTGCAATAGGTCTTGGCAAGTCAACCCAGTCGAACAACCAGAGGATGTCACACTCAACATCTTGCGTAAATGTATAAGTATGATGAGCTTTATCGTAGAGTTTTCCGTTGCGTCGGATCAAGTCCAACTCAACATTGGCTGCGTTAGTTGTAGCGTCAATTTGTAGGATATTATTAGGAATGACAATTTCGTTGTCGGTATTACGAGCCATTTTATAATGACCCTCTTTGTTAAATGTCCATCCCTCGGCCTGTACTTCCCTTGAGACTTCAAGCAAAGTCTGATAGGCAATCGCAACGTCCGGGTTGGTTTGGTCTAGGGTAGTCACAGGCGCTTGACCACACGACTGCAAGATTTGATTGACAGCAGGCAGCTCTTGCTGCGAATTAGTGGTAGGAAAAGCCATATAAATAAAAAAAAGGGACCCCGAAGGATCCCTATATAATTGAATAAATCAGAATGCGGCAGGTGCGGTAGCAGTGCCAGCAAACAGTTCCACTGCACAAGCAGGGTTCAGGTAGTCAGCGCCCATGGCGAGACGACCCAGGATCACGTCACCCTGGTAAACCACGGAGACGTCACCGCTGGTGACCTGGACCTGAGGACCAATTGCTTCCACGCAGCCAGCGGCTTCGCGTTGGAAGATCAAACCACAGGAGTTAGCGAATTCGGTTTCTTCACCGTACTCGTTGTTGATGCCAGTGACATCGTTAGCAGCATCCTCAACAGCTTCACCGACGAAGGAGCCAGTGTTACCGGGGGAGGTGGTGCCAGGGTTGGTAGCAGAACCAGTACCGTACTTGGTGCCATACTGGCTGAAGAACGGAATGTTCATGGACTTGTAGATCTTGATACCAGCAATCTCCACAATGCCCTGACCGGACTGCAGGCCATCGCCTTGCTCGTCACGGTTGATCAGGCCGTTGTTGCCAACTTCTTGAATCAGTGCATAGTATTGACGGGGGTTCAGGATACCGACACGACCCTCAGAAGACACACCCTTTTCGTCCATCGCAGCAGCGGCGTCGAAGAAGGCGGTTGTCAGTTTCTGAGCATCATAGGCATCAGAAGCGTTAGCAGTAGCGCCAACACGGATCTGAGTGCCACCGGGCTCCACAAAGTTGGTCTTGGTGACCGGGGATGCAGCACGTGCGCCACGGGTGACAGCACGGAAAATCAGACGGTCATACTTCTGAGCCAGAGCATAGCCGATCTTGCGGCTGATCTCAGAACGCAGGTCATAGTGAGACAGGGTCTCATCCAGATCATACACGAATGCAGAGCTGATCAGCAGATCGTCAACCGTGATGGTCTTTTCAGCCACGGGAGGTGCACCGTCGCTGTTACCAAGGATTGCATTTCCAGGTGTATGGAACTCAGCAGTTGTACGACCCGTGTAGATGAACTGCATGGACTTGCCGTTCTGCAGGGTCCGCTTCATGACGAGGTCACGAGCGATTGCATTGTATTGGAAACCCTTGAACATCTCGCCGCTAAAAAGCTTGAGAAACAGGGCGCGGGCGTCACCCGCAGAGTTAGATTGACCAGGCCGTGTAAGGCTCGTGGTCAAGTCAGTAGATTGATGTGCCATTTGTTCGGATAAAATTAAAAAAGTATTTACGACTCTCGAACGTTCAAGAAAATTTTTTGTGGTCTATCCCACCGTCTAGACGGCTAATGGGTGTCCGCGTACGGGCCAAAAGCCAAGGCAAGGGAGGTCCGACTCTGAGGTGCCTCCCAAGCTTTTTACAGAAGACCTTTAAGGCACTTCTTTTGTTTGCGACATTGTGGTTTCTTTGGACCACAGTGACCACAGCGATTAAAAACTAGACCGTTATCTTCAGGCTCAGGAGCCATTTTAGTAACAGCAGCCTTCGCAAGTTTTGATTGATGTGGCATGATATATTTTGTTGTGTGTAGGCGTGGGCGCTTTCCGAACACCCACTCCTTAAACCGTTCCTTCGGGCTTTACAATTGTGGAAAGCTCTTTGTATTCAGTTTTTAATTGTGCGCTTGACAATGTAGGCAACGCCCCGATACTTCAAGACAATCTCTTTTTGCTTGGCTTGCTGTTCACGGATGCGTTGACGGACTTCGATTTGAGACATGATCAGTTCAGAAATAACCTACCCCCCGTTCCATGAGTAGGTTGCCTGCGTCCCGAAGGATGAACGTACGGCCTGAGTCTAATCAGAAATCGTAAGTAAAGCCAAGCTTAGTGCCATAACTGGTGTCATCTTGACCAGTCATAAAGGAAACTTCCCCGTATCCAGTAATTTTTTCTGAAACAACAAAAGAAGCTCCGGCTTTGCCAGAAAACTCGATGTCAGAATCAGAATTGTTGGAAACTCTGGAAGGTCCAGCTTGGACGTACCAGTTGTCCTTCTTGTAACCCACGTGTGCGTCGATAACAGTGCCTGCATGTTCAGAACCTGACCAACCGGAGTTAGCCTCCACGTTGGCATAGGTCTGTGCAGAAACGGGTGCTGCGGCACCAAGAAGTACCACAAGGGGGAGAGCGAGAGTTTTCATGTTAGTGTGTTAGCGTTTTTTGGCGGTTTTGGCAGCACGTTTGAAGTTGGCGGCTGTCGGTGCTCCTTTGGAGCCTGGCTTCCTCATCTTCTCGGGACTGCCTGCGGCAATACGACGCCGCTTAGCGTGGATGTTAGCGTAGAGTCCAGGTTTAGCCATACTTTTTTTTAGATTTTCTTTTTGCTAAAGGAAGTTGGGGTCCTGTCCGACGAAGGAAAGTATCCTTTTCGTTGGGGTTTGTAGTGCTTTTGCCTTTGTTGTAGATCTTTTGTTTCTTTTGTGCACCTCTATGGCCGGGACCAATTTCGAAGGACTGTGAAACAAAGTTACTACTGAAAGCTTTTTGATCAACGCGATGCTTTTTCATTAGCATTTCCATTTACGTAGTGCAAGAGCCTTCCGTGTAGGACGACCCTTGCTGTCTTTCATTGGCCCTTTGACACCAGACATGCGAGCGCAGAAGGACCGCTTGCGTGGTCCGCCTTCAGGCTGTGGTGCCTTCAGGTTAGACCCTGTAGCTCTGTTGTATTTACGCCGACCCTTAGCCGTCAAGCCACCAGTCCGCGATTTATGTTCGCCAATCTTAAGACTGACAGAACGTGTACTACTTTTTGTAGCCTTTGCCACCTTTCTTGCCTCCGCAAGAGCCTTTACCTTTATGGGGCATCAATTCATACCCCGACGACGACGAAGCTTTGCAAAGTCAGCAGCTTCAATCTTCATAGAGTCACCAGCTTGACGAGCAATCATCTTTTGCTTTGGTGACAATTTTTTGTTTTTCTTTTTAGGCCGACCAACTTTGGAGCCATATGTTCCAGGTCCGTAAGGCATGATTAGAAATCAATATCAGATAGTTCGAGCTTACGCATAATGTCATTCCGATATGCAATGTCACGTTCATAACGTGGATCATTCATAGCTTGAACAAGTTCAGCTTGGCTACGGAAACCTTGTGAAGAATCAGTAGCAGCACGACCTTGAATAAGCTCGCCTTCAGTACCTACGGAATCTTGATACCGAAGGGCGAGAGCTTGAATTGCAAAGAAAGCTGCTTCAGCATTACCACTTCCCATGATTGAATCATAAATATCAATCTCTTGTTGAGTAAAGTTATCCTTAGCCCAACCAAGGAGGTTGTTATATTCTTGATCACCACCAACCATATTTTTTAGTTCAGTGGCGGTCTCTTCGGTAAGAGTGGTTGCTGCATTATTTTCCATCTGACGACGGTAGTCCAAGTGCATCTGGGCCAGGTCAGTGGGATCAGCTTTACTAAGTTCGTCGAGTAGTTCATCACTGAATTGATCGTTCAGCTCACCTTCCCAAAGACGGTCAAACAAATCACTGTCAGTTTCTTCAGCCTGCTCTTCTTCTTCTTCGACTTGTTCTTCTGGTTCTTCACCATCAGCGCCAAGTTTCTTTTGCAATTCAAGATATGCAGATTCTAGTTCCTGTGCATTCTTATATTTGCCAGCCAGCATCTGTTCATGCTGTGCTTCAAGTTGTTCACCTACTTGCAGAGAGTCTTGTTCTTCTGCATTCAGTTCACCCGGACCATTTTCATCCGGGATCATAGACATTACTTCAGCCATGTTTGAGTGGGTAGATTTTATTCAGGTAGTTGTTCTGGAGTCAATGCTGGATTCTTAGAAGGGTCCATTGCTGGTGTCTTCATAGCATCAATCTCCATTTGCTGTTGTTGCATTTGCATCTGCTGCTGAATAGCAGCTTGACGTTCAGCTTGAACCTCATTCATTGACCGAACAAGATTCAGTACGTCAATGCCCTGCGATGCTGCCAGTCGTTTAATCACTTCATCAGTGTTGATGAACTGTGCAATAGCGTCTGGTCCCAAAGTACCTGCAAGTGTTGTTAAGAAAGCTCCAAGACTTTCACGGTCTTGGCCGCGGCCTAGTGCATTGACACCTGCAACAATAGTAGGTTTGACAATGTTTTTAGGAATACGCGGGATCTCGCCTTTGCGTTGTGCTTCACTAAGCTTACGATTCAGGTACGGAACAAGGAAGTCAACAGTCAGCAAACTAAATAGTCCACCAAGTTGTTGTTCAAGTTCCATTTGAGTCATCCGTACTTCTTCTGCAGTAGTACGTTCTGATTGCCTGACATTTAGAATAAGGAATGCTTCACTAAGACGACGTTCCAAAACCTGTGTCATTTCAAATGCAGTACGGAAGTCAGCAGTTTTACCAACTTGGACTACACCGACATCATCAGGACGACCTTGGATAATTGCACCGTTACCTGCTGCAGCAAGTGTGCTGGGTTTAGTTGTACTAGAAGGGCTCACAGTGAACACAACCTTTGCGGCTGCTGCACTGCCCTCAACCAATGCTTGGCTAAGACCTTCAAGTGACTTGAGGTCACCGATAAATTGACCGACTCGACCACGCCCATAGCTTTCACCATCGACAGTGTTGAATCGAAGTGGGATCCATGGAGTGGTATTGATAGGTGCTTTACCTTGTGATCCTTTTACAATTTTATCAGAAATTTCTTGATGCCAAACAAATCGATTGTTGTCACGTTTTACATGAGTATAGACATCAATGTCATCGTTATAAGATGTTGATTCACTGACATTTTGTGTGTCAGTAAAGAAATCTTTTGGCAGTTGATCCTTCAGGATTTTTTTTGAGATACGTTCTTTGGTGACAATTTCAACCACTTGACCGTTTCCGTCCCGATCCACTACGTAGCGATTCAGAGGGTAGACCTTCAATCCATTTTTACTCATAAAGATCAAAGCATTACCTGCACAAACCAAATGCAACAAAGCCTGGTGTACCGCTACACGGTCATCAGAAGCAGCAATGGATTCCAGAATAATACGTTCAATCTTAGCAAAAGACAAATCAAGTTCAGATTTAATTTCTGGTCCGAAGTCTTGACCCAGCTGACTTTCATCAAGCTGCAATTTAAAGAAACTGGTTTGAACAGGAAGCAACGCAAGCATCAATTTAGATGCAAGAGTTACGCAACCTTTCGCGCCAACACTTTGATAAGGTGTCTTTAGTTGTTTCATACCCATGGTGTACTCTTCGTGACCACGGATCAAATATGGAAGTGTCAGTTCTGATGCTTGACGAGCTTCTTCAAGAAACTGAGAACGATCGCTGGCTAAATTATCATATCTTGTACGTGCTGACATTACACATTAAGTCCAGAAATTTGCATTAGACGGTCACTAGCACGACCGAATGTTCCACTAAGTCCACCAATACGTTGTGGTCGTGCCTGAGTACCAGAACCCTGGTCGGCAAATCGAATGCCTCTACCTGCGCGGATAGCTTGATCACGACCATAACCAGGACCCATCATTTGTGCGAAAGCTTTCCTAAATTGATTAGTCAATTCTTGGAAACGAAGTTCACTAGCTGTTGCAGCTTCTTGCCTAGCTTTCCTAGCTTTGTTAAATCTTGCCTCAAATTCATCCCTGCTGACACCACTAATTTGACCTAGTGGAGCTTCCGGCTCAGCTTCAGCAGCAAGTCTATCACGCATCTGCTGCCTTAATCTTTCTTGCTCTTCGATGCTAGGGATATTAGATACAAAATCAGCTTGGGCTTCACGTGCTTGTCGTTCCTGAGCCAGACGATCTAGATATTGCTGCCGCAATCTTTTTTGCTCTTCGATGCTAGGGATACCAGCTGCAAAGCTTGATTGACTTGCCATTATTCTTCCTCCAAGTATTTAATGACCCACTCAACGACACTACGTTGACCAGATCGGTACATAATTTTTTGCATTGTATCGTCAGGTATAGGGTTAGTAGGTGGAAATGTTTCTTCTAGTGCATGAACAAGTCCCCGAGAGTTCATCCCGAGGACTTCAAGCATATTGGGGGAGGTCATTGTTGCTATGTTCAAAAAAGGCTGGAACACGTGAAGCCCGAGTAAAGGACAGCTCAGGAGCTTTACCCTCATACATCAGACGATCACTGGAATCCATCCAAAATTTTTTGTTTAAATGTTTTGTCGGATTGCTCGTAGACAAAGGCTGGAGCACCCAACTCATAGTTGCCTTCCTGAGATTATCAAGAGAAGGACTGATGTTATACCCCAGCTCGCTATGAACCAGACTATTGGTAGCCACATGAATTTGTTCGTCTCTAGAAATATCTGCGCTGACAGTTCTCATGCCAGCGTCACCAAGACTGCGAAAGAGTGGTAGAAGAACGAAGAAAATCGCACGTTCGGCCACCATCGCTTTGGTAATTGTGTGATCTGGATGCGAAGTCCAAGCATCACGAAGCCGTAACGCTTCAGCTTCAGCTTTTTGATCAACCCCGTGAGCGGTGGCAATGAAACCAAGTGCGAGGTCATGCTTTTCTTCGTCCTTGACGTTGGACAGTAGTAGCTCACGCGCCAACGTTGGTACTTCAGTGGAGAGAGCTTCATTAATAAACTCTCCCACAGGCAGTTCCATGTGTCGCAAGGCAAGGGCACGCTTCAATACATCTTGTGCCCCCTCCTTGATTGTACCAGCATTTGTTTGTACTGGTGTCCAAGTTCTTTTTCGTTCGTATAGTTTTTGATACGGGTTCATTCTTGACAATCGCAGGTTTGTTCTTCATTTAGAATATCTGCAAGGTACTGGTCAACGTCATCTTGAAGTGCAGCATAAACATCTGACTTATCTTGAGTGTCTCCCATGACTTGTAGACTGTAGTAAAGGGAGGTCTGCGGAGATTCCAACCACTCTTCGATAAAGGCTTCGTCATATGTAACGACATCACTCCAACTGTTGAAGCTATACCCGTGAAGAAGTCCCGTGCGGTCGAGCATGGTCATGATGCCATCAGCAACACGTTTGTAGTTTGCCCAACCAACTTCTGATCCGATTTCTACATCGCCATATTCATATGTCTCGACACCAAAGGTGCCACTATCCCTGTCTACTGTACGCCCGACAGGCGGAGCGATTTCTGGTGTACAAGTATAACCATCCAAATCCTTGCTTCGATAACTGCAGGAGGCAGTGGGTGCGATAGCAAAGGCTCGAACCATATTATGAGACCTAGCCATTGCTGCGGCAGACTCAATACCAATGGAAAACTTAGACGCCAATTCATAGGCTGGTGTGCGTACCACATCGCCTGCATTGTATTGGTCCAGAGCAAAGCCGAATTGCTCATAGGTTACTCCGTACCGCCGTAGGAGATTTGCCAATCCCAACATTCCGAGTCCGACTTGTCGATCGGTTTCGGGCGGAAGATACTCTCCTGAATCGCCAACGCCAGTTTTAGCATGGAGGGAACACAACTCCGACATGCCTTGAACAAAAGCTCCTGGGATTTCGTCGAACTTACAGGCACCAAGATTGACGTGCTGCAACAAGCATGTTCCGCGTGAGGGCAAGTACACTTCCAAACACACGTTACCTCGGATTCGGTTTCCTTCGTTGTCATACTTTACTTTGTTGAGCCAGACATCGCCAGCTTTGATGGATTGTAGAAGTTGTTCCTTGAACGTGCACGCCTTCCACCAACCTTCAGTGATGTTGATGCATCGCTTGACCCAAGGAAGTTCTGTTCTAGGAGTTTGAATAAATTCCAGTGCATCAACGTGATTAAGGTCCAAATGACAAACCACAGCACCATTCTTATAAACACCACCACGCCTCAAGATTTCGTTAAGGGTTGAATAGATTTTAGCGAAGGAGACTGGTCCAGATGCAACCAACCCTTTTCCATTTTCTTGACCTCTGGGTCGCAGTTCCGACAAGTGGACCGCGCAACCTGCTCCGAAACGTAGAGCATGTGATACAAATCGCCAGCTTGCTTCAATTCCATCAGGTCCCTCCATAGAATCCTGAACAACAAATACCGTGCACGAAACCGGCAAGCGGGACGTTGGATCATCCATCCAAGATTGGACACGTCCGGTGCGAGAAATTACTGAGGTGGTCATTAGATAATCAGATCAAGAAGATGTGGTTCTTTATAGTTCGGTCCCTTCAGGACTTTTCCATCAGGGCGGTAAATAGGTTTGCCGTACTCATCGAGTTTTGACATGTTGGACTCGTGAACCCGACGAAAAGCTTCGTCAAGGTCCCACTCCTGTGATGCAGCAAATTGATAGCAAACATATACAAGGTCTGTTAGTTCTTTCAACTGCTCACATTCATCTTTCATGTGGTAGGCTTCATGAAACTCTGACCACTCTTCATCGATCAAAGATTTCTGCAGGCCGCGTTGGTCCCTCCCAGTCATCAAAGTATACGCCGAGCGGAACTGTTCGGCCATCGTCATCAGGCTGCGATGAATGTAGGAGTTCATTTTCAAGGTAGTGGATAGCTTTTTTAAGGTCTTGAGCCTTTGTGTTATCACCTTTGTAACCGGCTCTGCAAATATATTTAATAGCATTGCCGAGATGATAGTTGAGTTGTTGGTCGCGGATAAAATCCCAGACTTCTATTGATCCTCTGACGTAGTGAGAAGGGGATTCGTGGGCCATGATTTAACTAGGTTTGTGACAGTGTTAGATAGACAGAAACATTGTCGTTGGAGTGCGATAAACACAGTAATTAAATCTGCTTTATCTGCTTCTGGCAGTAAGTCTTCAATCCTGCGTAGTTTGAACTCTTGCTCCATCGTCAGCTCTAGCACTGGCGGTGGTGGGAAGCCATGGTATGACTCGTTTGTTGACTGCGTCATAGTCAGTATGTTGTAAGATTTTTGCGAGACGTGCATTCATCAACGCTGTTTCTTCATCCAATTCTCTGGACTCGAATGCTTTGACAACTGTGCCCCAAGTGTAACCATCTTTGTCAAGCAAAGCAATGGCACGTTTAACGCCGATACCTGGCACCCCGCCGTAACCATCTGTTTGGTCACCGGCAAGTGTTTGGATCAAATGCCAACGCATACCTTCTTCCTCTGTGACCTCGATAGTTTCATCAAGGTTGTAAAGTTTGCCAGGGATTTGTCGCATGTCTTTGTCAGGGCTAACAATGATGTTGCCAGGTTCAAAGGTTGCGTAGATACCCATGGCATCGTCGGCCTCTAACTCAGGGATTCTGATAACTGTGTAACGCTCACTCAAGTTTGTGATAACTCGTCGATAACCACAAGGCTTCTTTCTATTACGGTGACCCTTGTAATCTGGAGAAATTGTTTTCCTAAAGTTTTTAGAGTCACTGAAAAACAAGATTACTTCCGGTGTGTCCCACATAAAGTGCTGTTTAATTTTCGTAAGTTCACGTTCGACACTGTGAAGTGCTTCACTAAACTTACTTACGACAGTGATGACGTCGTCACCCCAATCAATTTCATCTTCTGCTCCAGCACAGCATTTGTAGACAATGAAGTCAGCGTCAATTAGCAGTTTCATTTTTTGAGGTGATACCAAGAAAAGAATTCGTCGCACTTAGCACGGCGACGTTCGTGCATGTACGGGTAAAAACGGATTACAAGTCCTTTGATCAGTTCACGTTTACTTGTCTGCCACACGCCATACGGTTTGTGGTGCTCTTTTTGCGACGGGCTTTTACGCAACGCCTGCATAGTCCCGACACAACCAATGGCTTCATAAAATGACCACAACACATCCATGTCGGTCATCTTTACTTTCATCTGCCAATTATCGATACTTTTGTTATAAGTCAGACAACCCTCGCCTTCAAAAATACCAATAGCCCAGGCAAAAGGATCAGTGAACGTCAGCCCAACTGTTTCCGCACTTGGCTTCGGCTGCGATCGGTATTCTGAGACTGTAGTATTGTCCTGCTCGTCTTGCGGATTCGAGAAGACATTGTGAAAGATACTCTGCATTTTTAGGGTGGGTTTCAAACTGCAATTCGTCGTGGATAAATGCAAGCTGGTGACAGTCAATGTCTTTAAGTGACTGGTCTGTCAATACCATCCAGCGTTTCGCCACAACACCGGCCCCTGACTGGAGCAGGTAGTTAAGCGATTTATGTTGGCTTTCGACCTTAATAGGTCTGCCGTCAATAGATTTAACGTAGCCTTTTTTGCTGGCTTGTTTTATGGCCTCAAGCAATTCTGCAAGGCCATCAATAGCAGAAACAAATGCGTTTCTGATCTCTGCTCCTTTCTTTTTTGCGGCTGCGTCTTTTAGGGTAGAGTCAAAGGAATGCCCGATTTTGATGTTACCGGCTCCGTAAAGGAAGGCGTAAGTGACTGTTTTAACTTCGCGCCTGCTGATTCCAATTCGGTCTGCGTTGACTTGATGGATGTCTCCATTGAGGAGTACGTCCGCGTAGCGTCCCGCATCATATTTAGCGAGGTAATGTGCGAGCATCCGAAGCTCGATGCCGCTAAGATCGGCACCCACCATAACTTTGCCAGGCGATGCTTTAAAGAGTTGTCTACAGTCATGATCAGAAGGTACTTGACTTAGGTTAGGTTTACGATGTGCACAACGATGTGTGTTCGTTGCCACTGAGCAATGATGATGTACTCGACTAGCAGTCGTACATAGCTTCAGCCATGCGTTCACGCCTTGCGAGATCATCCCCAATTTCTTTGTAATAGTTAAACACTTTAGAAAGCCCTCGGCAATCGTAATCCCACTCGAAGCAACTTCCCTCAGTACATTCTCGTCGATTACTGCTTTCCCCGTTTCCGTTAATAGTTTTGGCTTCCATCCGTAATGTTCTCCCAAGAACCATGCAATATGGTCCCGTGATGTGGGGTTAAGTTCAGTGATGCGGGTGAATGTTGCTCCGGCGATATACCCGTAGCGTCTGTTATTTGCTTTAGGAGTGAATTCCGATCTCGGTGCGTAAGCTCTCCCGTCGCGTAGTAATGCACAAGTTTCTTCAAGTTCTGCTCTGAGAGATGATGACAATTCCCATGCAGCGCGTTCATCAAAATACCATCCATGGAGTTCCTGTTTGGTTAGAATTTGTGCAACCTGGTGCTCTAGTTTGACCCACTCAGGTATTTGTGGAAGTGGTCGCATAATTTGCGAGTGACGTTAACATCTTGTACGCAATAATCTTGCATCTCTTGACTCCACTCTTGCCAGTCAGTGTCTTTACCAAAAGACCCTTTGTATTCTCCCAGCCTGTAGCCGTAAGACTCTAATGAATGCCTACCGTATAGTTGTAGTGGCATTTGATCGAACTTTCTACTTTGGTCTATGCCAAGCATGTCTGTGTGGTACAGGCGTGACAGCAACAACGTGTCTACAACCATGGCGGTTGGTGAGAACCACGAGTAAATCTTACGGAGACAAGGTATGTCATAGCCGATGACGTTGTGACCCACAATGACGTCAGCATCTTCGAGCCTTTGGACACCACGGGTGATCGGCTCAGCGTTACCTTCGTCGTTGTAAGCAATCGTCTCACCAGTTTCCTGCTCGTAGATAACAAGGCAGTGGATCTTGGTAACATCATTCAGGAGACCGTTGCTTTCTAGATCGAATACTAGAGTGTTTCCAGACATAAGTCTTGTCAACAAATTGTGCACGTTTCACCATCTCTGGCGTGGGTGGGTTAGGACGTTTGAGATCAGAAATCTGTTGTTGGGTCGAACTCCTTTTCTGGTTCAGTTTCATTAAATTTACAGGTGGATAAATCGTAATCTAGTAAACACGCGATGCCAGTTTCGCCAGAATATCGATTCTTAAGGACTCGCACTGTCGTAGCATCGTGTTTAGATCCACTCTGCTGATTTCGTTCGAGTGCAATAACGCTATCTGAGAGCTGAGCAATTGCAGCTGAGCCGCGTAGTTGGCCGAGAGTAACTCTTGCTCCTTCTTCATGGTTTTTATCCGATTGTGTTGTACGGCGGAGGTGTGACACCAAGAACATGGCAATGCCAGTCCGTTCCACAAGACTGCGGAGACGGGTCATCGTGATGTCCAGCATCCGGCGCTCGTCACCATCTAGACCAGACAGGAGGATACTGAGGTGATCAAGAAACACGACACGAGTCTCAAGACCCGCTGCCATGTACTCAATACGGTTGTAGATGTGGTCAGGATCATAACTACCAAAACCGTCAAACAAATGAAGGTTCCAAGTAGCTACGGTCTTGTCGAAATGATTCGTCAGGTCTCGTTTGCTGTGTTCTCCGATGTGAAGGGACTTTCCGACTGCTGATGACATGAGTCCGAGAGCAGTACGGCGGTTAGATTCTTCAAGTGCCAAGTAACCGACCCGTTCTCCTTTATTAAGAAGGTCAGTTGCGATTGAACGACAGAAGGAGCTTTTTCCGATGCCACTCCCCGCAGTAATTGTTGTAAGCTCGCCAAACCTGATCCCGTGAAGTTTTGTTTGTAATCCTTGAAAGGGGTAGTCATGGTCGGCTGGGGGTGAGGGGGTTGTGACAACTTCTAGCAGGTCTTTTGCGTCAACAATCCCATCAGGCGTGAATTGTTGATGGTTGTAATTACAGACAGCTCTGACAGCTTCTGCATCGCCTGCTGCTAAAGCCTCTGAGGCATCCTTGTAATCGTCTAGAAAGCCGATAAACACCTTACCAGGTGGTAGGACACCTGCAGCATCTTTAGACGCCTGTATACCGGCAGGATCGTTGTCGAAAAAAAGAACTACTTTGTCGTAGTGTGCAATCCATTCGTAGTTATTTTGGATTGCTTTCTTGGCCGTGGCTGCACCGTTAGGAATGCTGACCACATCCCAAGGTTGGGCTTCGTAACAAGCCATTGCATCCATTTCACCCTCTGTGATTACAAGCTTTTTTTGTTTGCTTGTAGTCTTGTGGCGAAAGTTCTGCATACCAAACAAAGTTTTGACCTCACCTTCACAGCGAAAGTCTTTGTCCTTTGTTCTTACCTTAGCCCCAAGTAGCTTTCCATCCACATCAAAATAATAATGCCGAAGAACTTGTCCATCCTTGTAGGTTTTGAAAAGCTCGGCTGTCTTTTCGCTGATCTTTCGTTGAGCCAACCTTGAAGCAGAACCTTTAAGTTCGACGGCAGACATTGTGTGATTGTGAAAGGACGGCGTGCCATCACCTTGCGTGCGGTGGTGACACTTGTGACAAAACGTGTGACCATCGGTGTAGATTGCGTTGGCGTCAGAGGAACCGCAGTTGGGACACGAGATGTGCCGGATGAACTCGTTCTCTACATAAGCCATGCTACCGGGATGTTCGTGAAAGAGCACCATAAAATGCCTAATCGCTCACAGTATTGGGCATAGGTAGTTTTAGATTTCTTAGATATTGTGTTGAAAGGAGCCTGAAAAACCATGCGAAGGTCTAGGTCAGGGTTTTGTTCCTTGACTGCTTTGATCTTTCGCCGGTCCTTGCTGTCCCAGTACCCTTTGCACTCCAGGTACACCCCGTTAGGAAGGATGAAGTCTGGCTTGTAGATGTGGGCAATGGTGTAGTCAACCTTGACGGTTTCGTATTCATACTTGACGTCAAGGTCAACCAACAGGTCAGCTACCTTTTCTTCTAGCCTTGACCTAAACGCCATCAGAAGTCATCTTCTACTGCATCTTCTTGGGTTGCAGCAATGATGTTAGGATCGCTTTGCTTGTAGCCTTTCGTCTTACCAAACAACGCACTGACATCAGCTTCTTCCATGTCACCGACATCAGTGCCAGCTTCGGACGAAATCGAGACAATCTGTACACCAACAAGCTTAAGTGTTGTTCCATACGTGACATTGTCTTTGAGAACGTAAGGCTTTTGGTAAAAGGCAAGTTTAACTTTACTTCCGCTATACACTGGAATGTTTTCATCAGTGATGACAGTACCTTCAGTGTCTACAATGACGGGTTTGGTTTCGTCCTTCCAAGTGAACTTGACTTTGTACTTACCTTCTGCAACCTCTTCCCAAGGTTCAGGCTTGAGGGTTGAGCGCTTAGGGTTTTTGAGTTTAGACTCTGCCCAAGCAAGGCTATTAGGACGGTCAGTCTCAAGCTCATCTACAATGTCTTGGTTGACAATTGCAGAAAGTGTGAAACCAAACTTGGTTGCTTTGAGCACAGCTTGATAGCCTTCAAGAATGACAGGCTCTTCGGTTTTAAAAATGGTGCGGGGCATTAACAAAAAAAGTAGGTGGAATCAATTACCGTTGACGGTTCTAGGTCACCGATAATTGGAGGTTTTGTTTCTGCACCGATTTGTTCTGCAAATGATGTGAGGTAGTCATGCTCCGCAAAAAGGTGCATGTATGTCTCACGAACAATGGCTGAAAGAACACCCATGTCAGTAGCACGACAAAGTACCGAGTCGTGTATGAGGGAAATCGGTGCGTCGAAACGGAGTGCAGATAGACACAAGAGACTTGCATCGAGACTGTGGATCAGATTAGGAGCAGTAGCGTTTTTATGATGTGCTTTGTCAACTTTGCTGCTTTCACCCGTTGCAGCTTTGACAACACATCTACCCAACAATTGAAGTTCAATACGTTGAGTTTGTGATTTCATAAGACGTTGTGTTACTACAAAACCAGATGGTGTTACCCATTGGATTTGTTTCTCACCACGATCAATGGCAGCAGCTACTTCCTTTTCTATCCATTTCATTACCTGCATTGGACCAGGAACGACAACGTTCATGGCATCTCTGACAGCTTTGACTGTCTCTGTCAGATCATTCTTATCAATGACAACACCTTTCTCAAACAAAGCGTCACGTATGTACCACCTGTTTGAATAAGGCTTAGCATTGTAAGGAATCGTCATAACTGTCCGTTTGGTTACCTTGCGATCCATGAAAGGTCTAATACTTTCTGGAACGTTTGGTTTGGCTTGTTCAGCTATAACTTTGTATGCGTCCTGTGGTCTATCACTAGGAACGACATTAACTAACTTCGCTGTTGATTTGTCACGTGCAAGACCTGACAATATCTGAAGACCACTACATGTAGCATCTGTTGCAACCATCAAATTTGTAAACTGACGGGTGCAAGCAATGACACATGCGTAGTATTCTTCACAAGCTGCAAGAAATTGCCACGGTTCATTAGCAGCTTCCCATTCAGGTAAGTTGTCGATGGGTTCAGTGGCTACACGTTTAATTAGATCGTGGTTGTTATCAACCCAGATCTGTCTGTCTTGCATTGTGTCTTTATCGAGACCATATGTTGTGGCAACCTGAAAGGCTAACCATCGTTCAGACTCTGGGGTGACAAAGGCTGACACATGGAATTTAAGTAAAGACTTGCCGAAGTCAGTGTCTTGTGGGGTCAAGAACGCGGGGATCGGATAGACCCTGGATCTGTAATCGAAGCTCCACGGAATGTAAAACTTCTCTTTGTCCTTGAATACTTTGACAGCATTCATAGTCATCCGAGTCCTACAAGACTTCTCGAACGCCTGTGCGTTGAGGTTCATGACCTCTGCCGCACGCCGCCTGTAATCTTTGCGAGAGTCGTAGTTCTCAGCGATGTCTACAGGCTTGGGTGGCAGTGGTATATCCACTACAGGAATAAACTTTCCAACTGCCCTGCCCTTAGCCATCAGCGTCTCAGCGACACCTACGACAAATGGGTTTAGGGTGTAGGCAACCTTCTGAATTTTGTTCAGAAAAGCTATTGGTGTTTCTCCCTGTATACATGTGGGGTTTCCACGCCGAACCATGTCATAGCCTTTCATGACCTCGTTCAAGATGTATCCACCTTGAGTCTCATTTGACCAATCATTAGGTTCAATGAGCATCGGCCACGCAATCGGGCTGAACAACTCAGCCGTTGCCATGACCTGGTCTTTGATTGCTATGAATTCAGGAGTAGGAACGACATAGTTTTGTCGCTTCCTTCCTTCTTGCTGCATTGCAGTCATGAACCAGTTGGAGGATTGACATATGCAATCAAGCAGCCAACCTCCCAGCCTGATACGAACAGCACGTCCCCACGTTTTCCAATGATCGACATCAAATCGATTCATTAGTGTCCGTATGACAACCACCTTTTGATGGGTGCCAATGGACTTGTGCCAGTAGTTCTCCTTCAACTTGTGAAGTAACCCTGGCACATTAGTCTCGTAGTGCCTCATCATGCACTCGTTTTCGATTGCCTTGCCGATAGCGTCTGTGACGTTCGATACGGTGTTGGCTTTCTGTTTAGTGCTGAAGACTTTGTCAAACGTGATTTTGCAGGCAATGGCTGCTGCTGTATTAGCTTCTAGATCCTCAAGGTACTCATGAATTTCTTTGAAGTTAATGCCAGCACTGCCCTGTCTTATGCGTAAACGAGTTGACTCAATACGATCCACCACATGAGGGAGAAGGTCCCTAATAGAAGCCACCCCGTATACTGAAGAACTTGCATAACTTTTCTCCTCAAGTTTTTTTGTGTTTGAGTGTAAATGATCAAGTCCCTGTCGGATTTGTTCTCGTTCAAGGGCAATCTGTTGGTCGATTTCAAATGGTGTCGGCATCTTCAGGCAGATACTTGACTGAGTTCATGTCATCGATTTGTTCGTGCATCAACTCAATAATTTCTTCTTTGTGTGGATGTTTATCCAACTCAATGATGAGTTTTGCAAACTGCAAATCAGTCATCATCACTGGTATCCTCCTGTAAAAGCTCTGGGTGCACGTAGTACAACGCTTCTTCAGCGCAGACAATTAACTCGTGCGTTTTGTAAGTCATGTATTGGCGAATCTTACTTTCAGCGTATGACATGCGCTTGTACACATGTTCAGTGACTTTGCTGTTTTCAAGATTCCTTGCGCGAATGACACAGGCAACGTCCGTAGGAAGTTCCCAGCCAGCAACCTTCCACTCCATGACATCGTCATAGGAAATAGACTGAAACATGTCGGCTGGGGTATCCTTGTACTTACGCCATTTATTTGGGAAATACTTACTCATCGATTAACCGTACGTCTAAAAGTTTTGAAGCTTTGTCGTTGGACAGCTCTAAGGCATACCAAGCGGCATCCTCAGGACTGGCGGCGAGAATGTAGATACTCTCGTCACTTAGACAGACTTCATAACTCTTTAGTTCGGCTCCGAGTAGCTCGTCTAGCCCGTCGTGGTTTTGGGTTTGCGGGTACATCAGGTTTTCCGATGTATGACTCCCGTTCTGCCAACTCCTTATAAATGGAGTGCCATTTGTGCTTTTCGTCGAAGTAATACAACCAACAATAGATTGCATTACGGATGAAATAGTCCTCATCCAACGCTTTCGCTTTCCCATCGTTAGTCAAATGACCTCCATTAGAATTGGACATGTAGCTACACGTGATTGTGAAAAAAACGTTTCTTCAGTTGTCCAGGTTCTGCGTGGTTTGGGCTTACCCTCTCCCCGCACTTACAAGATAGTGACTGCTGACTGTGGCGCAATGAAATCAGTCAGATAACTGGCACAACACATAACTTATTTGTCTGGTTTTGTGCTTCTTCCTTTTGTCTACAGAATGTAGGGCTTGACACACTCGGCACTGCACAAAAAAAGACCCCCACCTGATGGTGGAGGCCCGCACCCTCTCGTGTTAGTGTAGACAGCCGCCTACGTGATCATTTTAGTTTGGTCATTGGGTTCTGGCTCCTTTTGTTCCGGAATTACGACATTAAACGACTTGAACCACTCACGTAACGCCTGACCAGTAGGTGTAGAAGCAGGATACGCAGCAAACTTGATAGCCTTCTTCAAGTCCGTGAAGATGCGGGAGGTGTTGGGCTTCCAGACCGTGTATGTGACAGGCGGTCCCTCTTTGTTACGCCTGCGCTCAATCCACAGGCCACCTGCGGTGAAATAGTCAGGCTTCACGAGTCAACACACCTTATATGTTGGATGTGCTGATCAACCCATTCAAGGGCTTCGTCCTGCTGCCAATCAAACCAACAATCATTTACAATGGTTAGTAGAACCTCTTGCATGTCTTTGCACTGTTCTAGCTTGTGCTTCAAGTTGTCTGTAGCGATCATAGAAACTTCGTTCTAAGGTGGTTAGCGAAATGGATGGGTCCTTGAGTGCAAGCCGTGCTCGTTCCTTAGCTTTGGCTATGTACGTCCCTGGGTTAGAGTGCAGGTCAACACGGATGCGAGGGTTACTCAAGTTTCTGTACAGTAGTTATCTGTACTCTAGACAAAGAGTTAGGTATTTCTACCATTGCCAAGGTTATGGCGTGGTTTGCTGACATAGCACTTACCGTGACGTGTCCAGTTGATGAACGTCCAGTTGTACGGGCTTTGCCTGCGTACTTGACAAACCATTTTGTGTAGTTCATGCAAGCCTCGGACGATTGGTGAACTTGGTTTCATTGCACATGCAATACCACCTCGCAGCTACATAGATCTCTGTGGGTGCGTACCTGCGTGGCCTGAAGCTGATCTCTGTGTCTGTGATCTTGATGTTACCAAACTCACCCTTGACAAGTGGCTGGTCTTCATCATCCCACATATAACCGTACTCGTCCTTGAGTTGGTCCCGTTGTCGGTTGATGAACGTCGTTTCGTTGTCGAACTGAGAATCATTCTGATATAGGCTACGGTCTCGTGTCACAGTCTTGCGTACGAATGACCGTAGGTCCTTGATCTTTGGGTTGTGGACTCGTTGCTTGAAGATGATAGCCATTAGTTGAAAAATGTAGAGCACCGAAGGTGCGACCTAGCCAATCATGCTGGGTTTGATTCGCTCACCGTGGATGGTGACTACGTTGAAGCCTAATTCCTCAATCTTTGCAATGTCGTTACGTCGTAACGTTTTGAAGCCTGTGAGTCCCTGGATTGTTTCGGCTTGATCGTTGACAGGATAAGCCAGCGATCTGCCGTACACGTCCTTGATTTGGTAGACAGCAAGGCGGGTGCCATCACTGACAACACGTGCATGTTGAACTTGATCGATCATTGGGTGCGTCCTCGAGTTGTGATTGTGAAGGTTTGAAAAAATACCCGGCTGAAATGTTGCCGGGTTGATGTTACTTTTGGGTGATCAATCTGTCGATGATTCGATAACACATAGACCGGATACATTCGTTCTGACCAACAGTTAGGCGAGCGATTGTGTCGGAGTTGGTATCAATCAAACCTTCAGACATTGCATTGTCGATGTAAGCGACACGACTAGGAATGTCCGCATACCATTGCAATAAGTCAGCGTTATATATGTCAGTGATGTTGTCACTAATACCACTAACTAAATCGTCTTGGTACTCATCATCTATACGACCTTCAATCTCCATCAGTGCATCAAGGATGCTCACAATGGTCTCGTAGCGCCAGTCATTGGGTAGCTCGTCATCATGTAGACCACGTAGCCACTCTGTCAGGTCATCAACAGTCTGGCGGGCTTGTTCAGTGAGACACCAGAAGGTGCTCCCGTCTTGTCGCTTGTCCTGTGTGAAGGCTGCACGGAGTGTTCCAGCAGTCACAAACCAGTTGATCTGGTGGGTGTTGGTGGTAGTCATCGGTTGCACTCCTGATAGGTTTTGCCTGTTGTAGCGACACACTGCCGCGCTGTGAAGTCATTGACCCAGGCACCTAAGCTCAAGGTCGTGACAAAGATGAGAAGCATATAGAAGGTTAGTGCTCGCATCAGTAGCCAATCCATTTACAAAGTTCGACAGCATCAAGGGCACTGTCGCCTAGGTCAGCGTATGCCTCTGACCAGGTCAGACCGTGCTCAGCAAGTACACGCTCGGCATTCTTGCGGGTCAGTTGACCGTACTCAGCAGCGGCTTCGAGGGTTGTCATGGTGTGGTGAGCAATCCGGGGTAGTTGGTGTGATCCGGTTGCTTGCAGCCATCATTGCCCTGACCCTGATCAGTGTCAAGCCCCAGTACGATAAGTTTTGTTTATCAGTCTTGATAAGTTGTACTTATAGTTGGCGCGACAGATTGAGTGAGTTTGAGTTACGGAATGTCAGGAAATGGAAACACGCGATCTATATATGCGTAGACATCCTTTGTAGCCATTGATACCGTCCAACCTTGCGTACCTGCATCTCACACAGTTACGCAACGGCTGAGAACCCTTGCTATGACTGGGCTACCAGCAGAAAAAAGATGGACTGGACGTGTTTTGGACGTACCCACCCCCTACACCTCGCGAAACCAGGGGGGCCATGGGGGGTGCTGGGTCCTCGCTGCCGCGTGAATAGGCTTCAGAAATTTTTGTCATTTTTCATCGGACTTCTTCTTAGCCCAACACCTAAGACAAGTAACACTGTCAATCGGATAATTAACGTTTACCGGTACATCTACACCACATTCTTTACACTTCATGATCTTTACTTCGTCTAATTTAAAGTCCATGTATTAATAGTATTGAATATATTGAATGTATTATATTGTTGATAGTACCCCTACTGTATGAATCATATTATCCAGATCATCATTTAGAGATGATACCGATAATGAGAATTCAAGCTCCCTTAAATTCACAATTAAACTGGTAGTTAAACTTGTTATTAAACCCAGTACTTACAGTATTCACAGAATGTCCATTCCCGGGGACATTACTGTATAAATAAAGGGACTGGATTGTCTACTTAGCACCGAAGGTGCGGTAGACGGTCTAGTCCCGTTGGGGGGGACGAGTCCGGTCCACCCTTCCTTTCCCCTCCCCCTTATACATGTGGTGTTATTTTGAGACTTGGGTGAGATTCTTGAGAAACCAAGTGTAGGCCTTGTCTTACACCCAGTGTATGTCTGGGTTTACACCCAGCGATGGACACCATTTTGTCTAGCTTGTTGTCTTTGGTCTTTTGTCATACCAAGAACAAGGTGATTAGCAGAACCTTGTGGGTCTTCGATAGATGCACGGAGCAGGTCATTCCATTCTTCACGTTTTCTTTGGTTGACAGCTTCTTGAGCTGAGATAGACATACAGTCAGTGAAGTATTTAACGCCCTGAGCTAACGCATCTAAGCGGTCATCATGTTTAACAGCACCCTTCTCACGACACATCCTCGACATCTGGTAGAACAGCATGTAAAGAAGACGTTTTTCGGGTGCTTCGTCTTTGTTAGACTTGTAGTCCCAATCAACGACGTCTTTGTCAACCACCAATCTGTGTTGGTTCATCACCGGTTCAAGGGCATCAATGATGCGGTCTTCTTTGCGTACGTTTGCACGAACCTCTTCAACGTCTATCAACTGTTTAGTTTGTTGAAGATGTTTTTTAAACAGTTCTGCGACTATACCGTCACCAAAGTTAGTCTCAATGACAAGTTTGGATACGTTGTATTTCTTACAGTGTCTAAGGATATCTAGAAGTGTATTGTCTGAGTACCCATCTTTGTAAGCACACATTCGGTGCAAGTACAGGAAACCGTTTCGTTGGGATATAAAAGCTGCTGCCGTTTCATCCGTTCCACGACCCGACGGATCAACGCTGCAGATTGTTTCTTGGTAAGGATGCCACTCACCTTGGAGCTGCATTGGACTGTAGAAATAATCTCCAGGTAGGCCAACCGTTGGGAGTTCTTTGATAACGTTTCTTGGGTCTGAGCACCAGATAACGGAGTCAGGAGCAGTAGTAGGGTTGACGGCAGTAACGACAAGGTCAGCCATCTTAAGTGGGAATTTTTCACTGTCACTAAGGGAGGTATCCAGCATGAACTGGAGAAGAAAATTAGACCGACCCATAGCTGCTTCACGTTCAATGAGGTCATCATCAGCGAAGCGACAAGGATCAGTTACGTTCCAAGGTTCAGCACCGTTGTCTATATCGGCCACTAGCTGCGGCGCTAAGAGGCCTTCGTATTGGCTTACCTTCCTAGGGTACCTAGCAGGCCAAATGAAGGGCTTGTAGGACCTCTCAGCCAGCTTAGAATAGACAGTAAAGGATGTCTGAGGTGTACCAAGGTAACAAATACGAGAATCTTCTTTTGGAGTAAGGATAGATTCAGCTTCAGTACACAGTTGTAGTAGCTTTTCACGCATGAGTTCTGTCATGCTGTTGCCAGGGACCTCAATATCATCAAGAATCATGAGATCAGCACGACTACCAGTAAGTTGACCAGTAATGCCAACAGACTTAACTGAAGGAGCTTGGTGAGGGCTACAATTAACGTCAAAGGAGATTCTGGACCATCGGGAGTCATCTGATTTAGGACGCAAATGAGATAGCCAAGGTGTCTCAATAATTAGTTTTTGTAGGAAGATAGACATGTTGTCAGCACGTTCTTTAGACGCACTGATAATCATTATCTTTTTTTCAGGGTTATTGAAAAGCGTCCACAGAACAAAGGCTCCAGTAATCCATGATTTTCCCACACCACGGAAAGCTTGTATCTGTAGACGTTTAGGTCCATGTTGAAGATAGTCTGCGATTGCATATTGAGCACGTGTCGGGGATGGAAGATCAAGCTGCTGCCACAGTGCTTGTAGAAACAGCTTGAAATCGTTCTGCAACGCCAAAACGACGTTGGTCATGACTTTAGCCTTTCATTTTGGTGGTGTAGGTTTTACCCCGCCAAGTAAATGTCTTTTTACCAGCTTTACGTGCAGCGGCAAAAGCACGGTCAAAGTTAGAGGCAACTGCCTTACGGCTGGCTTCTTTTTCTTTTTTCTTGTAGCCTTCGCCCATGCTAGACATACCACGACGTGCAGGTTTTGCAGGTTTACCTTTAGTACGGGTAGCAAGATCAGCAATCAGCGATGCAGTTGCACCAAGTTTTGCAGGCAGGTCAGTTCTAGGATTGACGATAGTACCTACTTTTGCAGCAGTACGGAGTTGGCGTCCAATGTTGCCAGCCTTACCAGGTCCTGGAGTACGAGGTCCAGTAGTAGTTAGTGGTGTAGTTCTTGAACCGATCATGCCAGTTACACGGCGGCTAGGTCCTTGTTGAGGAGCAGATGCAGGTCCTTGTGCACCACGAGGTGCGCCAGTAGCAGTGCGAGTTACACCACGACCACGAGTCACGCGGTCTTTAGAACCAGTGTCACGTGCAACTTGTGCAGCTTTTTGACGTTGTGTACGACCACGTCCATCGTCACGGACAGGGGTCTTAGCGGTTTGACGGGCGCGGCGATTGTAAGTACGTTTTGCCATCAGTTAATGTGTGAATAAATAAGAGTTTCTCTAAGTCGATTGATTCCAAATGTTTGTCTCATCCAAGACAACCAATTACTACTTCCTTTTGCCTGATTACACTGTTTGCAGCAAGGTACGAGGTTGCTTGTAATATCTTCACCACCAAAGGTTCTAGGGTGAACATGATCCAAAGTAAGTTCGTGTAAGTCATAAGTTTCTCCACAGTAAACACATGTGCATCCAAAGTGTTCTTTGATGCTGCGCCTCCAAAGGCGCTTGGCTTCAGAGGACGTCATGGTTATTAGATTTTGTAAGTAGTGGTCAGGCGTTGGAAGTAAAGGGGTCATGCGTTATGCGTAGCGTTGCTTCATTCGTGGACGACGACGGTTAGTAGAGGCTTTCTCTGTCTTACCTTTGCCAGGTCCAGTATGAGAAGCATCTTTGCCATCTCCGTTTCCATATGTGCCAAGCTTTCGGTTAAGCTTGTTAGCTGCTGTACGGATCATGAGTCCCTTTTTGGTTTTGTTGTAGGCACCCTGCTGTTTTAGACGCCTTTTGCGTGCAGCAGAGTTCTGTTTGTAGTACGTAGATGTATTCATCGGCCATGTAGCCTTGTTTGTACAAGTTCTGGATCAACTTCTGGCATCAGACTTGCAAGTTTTGACAGTGGATTGCTTTCAAGAGCTACACCACTAATATCATTAGTTTTTAGCCAATCACAAGCTGCTTTCAGGTCTTGGGTGGTGGCCTCGCCAGATTTGATTCGCGCAAGAAACTCCTTTGTTACAAGACTATGCAGTTCGTTGAACTGATCTTCAGTCGCTTTTCCTGTTGCCATTATAGACTTTGTTTGAGAACAATTTGATCGATTTTATTTTCGATACGAATCATGTGATCTTCAATTTTTTTTACGGACGCTACAAACTCATCCTTCGGTACATACGATGTAGCTACACGTAGTTCAAAGGTATCAATACGACGGTCTAATTCAGAAAGTCTGTTATGTGTTCGTGTTTGTAGTGCAGCACCAGCTGCTATAGCTGCGATAGATGCTGAAACTATGGCTTCAATCATTTTTGAATTGACACAATAGGTACTACGTCATGACAAAGAACCTCTACACGACTACCAGGCCTAAACATAAAGCCAGTTTTCATGATTTCCGTACATTTCAGAGCACGAACAAGTTCGTAATCAAGACGTATTTTTTGTTCGTGTTTACGTGCAATGCTTTTGCACAGCTCTGTCATGCCTCCATCAAGAGGTATAGCAAAGTTTATTTGCATTCCCCAGTTACCAGAACGCACATAACTTTCTGAGTCTCTAGGAATGGTATCGTTGCCCATGTAAAAAGGGCTTAGCTGCATAGTTGCACCGTTGCAGCTGATATTAGGGCCAAAATACTGTCTTGATGGTGCTCCGTTGTTTTGAAACATCACGGCCTGATTGGTCACATTGCCAGTTGCCGCGGCCACGGGGTTAGAAGTATTTTTAACAGTTGGTTCTTCGTTTGCAAAGGCTGGATTTATTATTGAGAGAAGACTGACAAGGAAGTAGTAGTAGAAACCTGTTCGATAGTTTCGGTTACTAGGCTGTCTTCGATCACTCCTGCTGCTCTGTCTACGATCTCTAGTTGAAATTGTTCCCCAGCAGTGGTGATTGAATAAGTTGTAGCAGAATCTGCGATGTCTCCGCTCGCTGTTACGTTTGTTCCTGACCATGATTGATATTTTCCACCGTAAACATTAGACTCAATAGTACGGTCAATGTCAATAGTGGTAGTGGTGGTTGATTGCATGGACCCCTGTGTGAAGTTAGGGGTCACTTGATTTGCAGATACAGGGCTAGCTAACAATAGCAGCAGAATAAAACGTTTCATTGCTCTTTCTTTTTAGGGTCAGATGGTTTAGTGTTTCCAACTTTGCTATTAGATGTTGTCAAACCAAAAGTAGCCAACGCACCTGTAAAAACTGAGGCAACAAATGTTATGTCACCACCGCTTTGACCTTTTTTGATCATAGGTAAGTCAACATAGTTTAGAGTAATGATAAAACCACTCCAAACCACAACACCTAAACGTACAAAAGTTCCAAGGATTTGAATTTCATCCTCAGTATTTTCCTTAACTTTAGCTAAGAATCCTTTTTTTTGTTCTTCTTTTTGGTTATCTTGTTCCATGTCTGTTTAAAAACTGGTTTGAATACCATTACTAGGTATTTGAACAAGGATGTTGCAGTAAGGGTGGCGGCAACACTAATAAATGCTGTCGTTGCTGCAGTTGTCATGATAGTAGTAGAAGGCATAGGCACTTCTATATCCGTAAAAGGTATTTCTACTATCTGTGCTTCGGGTGGAATGTTAATGTCTTTGCTTTTATTTGTTTGTGATTTACCTTTATCTGCCTTTTCAGAATCTTTTTCTTTTTCGGGTGGAGATTCTTCAACGTTGATACCCTGCACACCAGGAGGTGGTCTAAGGGTGTTAGGAGGCACCACAATGGGTGTGTAACTAGGTAACTCAGCCCTTGGCACCTCTAACACCGCTAAAGGCAACTCAGGCGCTTCTGGAAGTAGTATAGGAGGCAGTGTAGGTGGTTCTGCCCATTCCATTAGTTATACTCAGAAATGTAACATTTACCGTTGTTGCTAGTAGTGGCTTTGACAGCAATATAGCTACCAGGAGGAACACTGATATACACACGCTCGTCGGTTTTGACAAAGTGATTGTCATCGTCGTTAGCTGTCACTTCAGCGGTCAACGTGAATGCAGTGTTGACAGTGTCATGTGTAATAGTAATAACAGCACCGCTGCTAGTTACGGTAAAAGCTGCACCAATAGTAGCATCAGCATTTAGTGCATCTTTAACGCTCGCTGCAACGTTGCTAAGGGTTGTAGCTGCAGTGTTATCTTGATCATCAGCGGTAACTTCATAAGTAAGAGAAGTGCCATCGACAACAACAGTCAACTGATCACCGACTTCATAAAAACCAGACAGAGTAACAGTACGAACTTCTGCAACACCTGAAGCAGCGGCAGTAGCTACGGCAACAGCTTCAGCAGGAACACCTTCAGCGATTTGCGCTGCGTTACCAATACCAAAATAAATATCGTGACCGGTCGGGTGAATGCTGATACGGCGGCAATCGTGACTCAATTGTTGATTTACAGACGTACTTCCTGTGGTGATTTCGTATGCTTTACCAGGAGTTTCAAATTGTGGCAGATGTTTGTAATATGTCAAGGAAAAAGACCGTTTTTGATAAATTCAACAGCTTTGTCATCGACAGTATTATCAGTAGACTCAGCCAACTTAGTAAGTAGATCAACAATTAGTTTTTTGACTTGTTGAGATTGCAAAAATGCAAAAAGAATTGGACGGATAAGAGTAATCATAGTTTACCTCAAATAAGGTTATCAGGCATCTGGATCAACCCAGTTAGGGTTAAGTGTCC